TTGAAAAACTGGATGCAATCGAAGCATCTAGCGCTGCCAAATTGGCAGAAACCGCTCAGGCCGTCGAAGTAAAAGTTGCTGAGGCTGTCGAGGCTCTTAAAACCGAAACCGAAGCAAAGATTGCCGCATTAGAGGCAAAAGTTGCCGCTCCTTCGATCATCCGTCCTATTCACAAGACCGTCCGTGGCGAAGCAAATCGTCGCTTCAAAGACGTTCTCAAGGAGTATGTGAAGGCCGGTAACAACATTGAGCGCGAAGTCAAGATCTTTGAATCTGTGGATCAGTGCGAAGCGTACATCAAGGAAGCCTCGGCTCTTACGGGTTCAGGTTACGACGTTGGTGGCCGTACCGCTTATGATCCCGTGTTCGCTGCAAAGCGTCTCGGAAACCCCTTGATGGATCTGTCGCGTATCGTTGCAACTGACGGCTCGGCTTATCAGTTCCGCGTCAAGACCGGCAATGCAGGTGCTCAGTGGGGCTACACCGTTCAGAACAACGGCGCACCCACAACTGAAGCCACGAGCATTTGGCAAGTGATCCTCAAGGATCTGAACGCTCAGTTCCCCATCCGTACCGCAGCGCTCGATGACATCGACGGCCTTGAGGCTAACGTTGTTGACGACATGCTGATGGAGTTCCAGCAGGCTATGGCAACCTCGATGATCCAGAACAACGATCAGTCGGGAACCGGAACCTCGGTAACGACGGGTGGCGCTGATGGTCTGCGCGGTTTGGATCAGTACGCTGGCGCAAACAGCACCTACACGGGCGGCTCTTGCTCGACAGCTTCGTTTGGTACGTCGGGAACTGCAACCACCAACGGTCTGCATAACCTTGCTACCTACGATCAGCTTACGACCAACGCTAACACGGTCGCAGCTAACAATATCGTCTACAAAGATGTTGTTAACTTCATCTACAGCCTGCCACAGCAATATTGGACTCCTAGCGCAGCGTTCATGATTAACCCGATCCTGCTGCAAGGCATCCGTGGTCTCGTGGACGATCAGAAGCGTCCGATCTACATCGACGGTCTGTCACGCACTGATGGCATTGTTGGTGAGTTGCTCGGCTTCAAGGTTGCAGTCAACAAGTACCTTGATAACCCCAGCCAGCCCACCACCGGCGCAGCAGGAACGACCAGCTACTATCCGATGTATTTCGGCGACTGGCAGCAGTTCCACACGATCGTCATGCGTCTCTCGATGGTTCTCAGGAGATACGACCAGACGCTCCCCGGTTCGATCACGTTCTACGGCGAAACTCGTGCAGCCACTTCGGTGCGCGATCCTAATGCCGGTGTGCGTTATCGCTCGACTGGCACGGCTGCTTGATAAAAGAGGGCGAAAGCCCTCTCCCTTTTGGAGAGATTATGAAACAGGTTATTTTGGAAGGCTTGAAAAAGGCTCTCCACGAGGGCAAAAGCACTGTCAACCTCGCGGAAGCCTCAGCCCTAACCGGCTCAGGCAGCGGGGTTGGTGGTCGCGTATTTAACGAGGATGTGTTTGCATCGCTTCGTTACTGGAACCCATTTCGGGTTTATGCAAATCAGACAATGACGGCAGACTCGGATATTCAGTTTGTTGTCAAAACAGGTAACGCTGCTAACTCCACAAACCCGTGGGGCTACACGGTTAACGCCAACTCAGGCTCACCCAATATCGCCACATCCATTTGGCAGCTTCCGATGCGTGTTATCTCCGCTCAGATGCCAATCAGGGCTGCTGCGATGGATGACATCAACGGATTAGACGCTGCGCTTGTCGAAGATCTTGCGATGGAATTTAGCCAGATCGAAGCCGCGTCGATGGCAATCAATAACGATCAGGCAGGATCTACAACGACCTCCACGGGCGCTACAAACGGTCTCAGAGGCTTGAAGATGTATGCAGGCACTGCTGGATCATCCGCTGCTTACGGAACGTCAGGGACGGCCATAACGGCGGGCATACACACACTTAACACAGTGGGTTACACCCACTCAGGTGGTATCGAATGGGAAAGCCTTGTAGACGTTGCTAACGCCCTCCCCGGTCAGTTCTGGAGAATGCCGGGAACTGCGTGGATGATGCACCCGACAGCTATTGCAACGCTGAGGGAATACACTCATGCTAGTAATTCTTACGCACTTGTCGAGACAGGCGAAAAGGACGAAGGTCCTGCTATAAACATCATGGGATGGCCGGTGATTGCGAATCCTTACTTAGACGCTCCCGCTGCTGGCGCTTCTCCAATCTATCTTGCGAACTGGCCTCGGTTTATGTGGATCGTCGATCACTCGGAGATGACGCTTCAGAGAATGGAGCAGACCCAGCCGGGAACGATTACGATCTATGCTGAGAAGCGGATGGTTTCGACCGTTCGTGATGTAACTGCTGGCGTTCGGCTCATTGGGGCTTAATCATGCCTAGCCAACTGCAAGGTAACTTCGGAGCGGGTTCTCGCAACCCGTTCAACTACTCGAAGGTCATTCAGAGCACCCGTGATCCGGTGACTCAATGGCTGACGTTTGAGGAAATAACCAACCAGTTGAATTTGTTTCAGGATGAGTCGCAGGACGATTACCTAAGCCAGTTAGAACTCGCTACACGGATGGCGATTGAGGACTACTTAGGTATCCCGATCTTCAATGTGACTTATCAGGCCTCTTACATGATCTCAGGGCTTATGGCTGCACCCGTGAGCCTTGATCTCCCCGAAGTCTCGCAAAATGGCGTGACAATCAATTGGGTGAAGTATTACACCGACCTTAATCCGCCGACACTCACGACGATTACAAGCTCAAACTACTACTACGACCCGACTGGGAACAAAGTCGTTCTCTTCGAGGTTCCCAACAACATCAACACTTACATGACTGCTCCGATGCTTTGCCAGTACACCTTACAGGGCTCGGTCATTGGTCAGTATCCCGTTGTCAAACAAGCGGGTCTCATGTTGTTGACGCATTTTTACAATCATCGCTCTGCAATGTCATCCGAGCCTATAAAGCAGATTCCGTGGGCAGTCGATCAGCTTCTTAGACCCTACAAGCCGTTGGTGATGTAATGGTCTTACGCGTCGATGAGATAAGTATCAACAACCTGTCGTTTACGGTCACTAATTTGGGTGAACAAACGACGGTAGAGACGCTGTGGTTCAAGACGCGAGCAAAGACTAAGTCGGTTCACAATCGGATTCGCACGCTAGAAAAGTTCAGGCAATACGACAACATGATGGACTTTATTGTGAACTACACGCCCAACATGAGAACGATCTCGGATAATCAGGAAGATTACTCGGTCACATTCCGAGGTAACAGCTGGCGAATCGCAGAGGTATTTGAGCACGATGACAGACAATGGGTTTCGCTGATGTGCTACAGAAACGAACCTAGCGTGGCAGTCTGATATGGGGCAAAATAGCACAGTCGTTTATGCTCAAGCGATACAAGCCCAACTAGTTACGGTTTGTACGCCGACACCGGTTTATGCAGTGTTTAACCGTAACTTTGCAAGCGAACCGACCTTTGTAACGTGGCAGCTTAGAGATGTTCATCAGCCGGTTTACACAGGACCACAGTCGGTTAAGGGTATAGATAGACCGGTTTGTCAGATTACGGTGTTTGCTCAGTTGATGGCAAATTGTTTCAGTAAGGCGCAGCAGATTGTGGATGCCTTACACGGGTATCAAGGCACTTTTGGTGGTCTCTTTTTTGTGTCGAAGGTCGATGTTGACTGGCTCTTCAACACATACGATAACGATAGCAAATTACATCAAATATTTCTTGATTGCACTTTAGACATTCCTGCGTGAGGTGAAAAATGGCTCTTCCTAATAAAGTTTTACCCGGCTTTAGCGCCTCGCTCTATTGCCAACCGACTGCAACTCCAACCCCGTTAACGACTGCAAATCTTTCTGTGGTTGCAAGCGTTTCGGCTATCGCCGTCGCGGCCAATCTTGTGCCTGTTGAAGCAATCCCTGCTTTTGGTCAAGACGATGCGGTTGCTAACTTCTCGGTTGCTGGCTCGCGTCAGTCAGACAAGATCCCCGTTCAGTCTGCACCTACGAGCATGACGGTTGTAGCAGCGTGGAATCCTGCCGACACTAACCTTCTTTTGCTTCGCGCTGACGCTTATAACGGCACGATTGATCGCACGTTTGTTATCGCAGCAACGGACGGTACAAACATTGTTTACTACGCCTTCAATGGCCGCGTAAGTCAGTGGACAACTGATCCTGCTCCCGGTGCTGAAGCTCAGGTGACATTCACCATTCATCCGAGAGGTAATCAATATGGCTGGTCAAACAATGTCTGATTTCCTTGAGGGCATGAAGGGATACCATGGCGATCTTCACCAATACGCTAAAGGCCATCCCTTTACCCTACAAGAGGTGGATGCCGCCTTACAGGAAGCCGAAGCCGCTGAAGCTGTCTGCCTAAATATAATGAGGCAATATGCAGCGAGCGAGTGACGATCTCCTGAGTTATCTCATCACGCAGGCCCAAACCGGTGCTAAGAACTGGTTTGGGTACCCGCAACAGCGTCTCATCAACATTGCTCTATGCCATCAGATCGCAGCTAATCATGCTGACTGCATGACACCTGATGAAGTCGTGGACTACGTCCTAAAGCTCAACGATCACATCTTTAAGCGGATTGTGACCAGTGGAGTTTGAGGTCAAGGGTCTTAAAGAGTTCGAGAGTATGCTGCTTGAGCTACAGCAAGAGTTTGGCTCGACTGCGGCAAAAAGATCACTGGTGCCTGCACTTAGGAAAGCCGTTGTACCTGCTAAGGATGTCATAAAAGCAAGTGCTCCTATGGACACCGGTAGGTTAAAGACAACCGTCAGAGTAGGCGCGAAAGTAGCTTCCGGCAAAGACAAGAAGAGGAAGTATCTCAACGAGAATACGCTAGCTTTTGGCTATGTGGATGTTGGTGTCAAGTATTACGATGAGAAGGGCGATTACAGGCCTGCCACAGAAGCCTTAGAGTACGGCACAGCACAGCAGCCTGCTAGACCGTTTATAAAGCGAGGTTTCCAATCAGCTATACCTAATATGCTGGAGATCTTAAGATCGGACTTAGGCACACACTTAAATAACTGGGCAAATAAACACAGGGCAAAACGAAAATGAAACTACAAGAAAGACTAGGCGCATTCCAGCGTCAAAAATACAAGACAATCAACTTTGCAAATCAAGAGCTTCAGGTTTATGTACCAACTCGTAACGAGATGAAAAACCTGATGGACAAGCTCCGCAAGCCAACTCCAGAACTTATAGAGGCCGAATATCAGGACCTTATTAAGTCGCTGTGGGAGTTCGCTTCGCCTACAGACGATGGCATTGAAGTCAAAGATGACGATGTTGTCGTTAACGGCTCTAGCATGAAGAATGCGGCGCGTTACAAGTCAATCATGAAGATGCGCGAGATCGCAATGATCTCACTGGTTGGATTCAAAGAAGGCGACGATTTGTTTGCGCTTTCTTACGAGGACATCTCCGATACATTGTCCGAAATCGAGATCAAAGAACTCGTGAAATCTATAGAGTCTGTGGTTAACCCGGACTACGAGGAAACGAAAAAAAACTAACGGGGTCGCTATATCTGCAAATCAGGGCAGCGGCCATATTCAACGGTCAAAGTCCTGAAGTCTTTGATAGCCTTGATGTAGCGACCATTCGAGCGTTAGAATTGATGTATCGAGATGGGATGATTGGTGCTAGACACAATCTAATACTTTCGTCTCATCTGATGTCGGTTGTTTATAACTTTGCGTCATCGTGGGCCAAAGGCAGTAAGACGATGAAACCGCAAGAGTTCTTCCCTCATATGGAGGCGTATTTTGTACCTCCAAAAGAAATGACAAGACAAGAGCGCGACTTTGTGGCTTTTACTTCGCTGCCCGGATTTAAGGCGGAGTATCTTGAAATACTAGGAGGGAAGCGTGGCAGGTAAGATGATTGCTGGCCTTCAGGTCGGCCTAGCGCTAGACAGCGCAGAGTTTAAAAAGGGTGCCGACGAGGCCAAAAAGAAAGCTCAAGAGCTTGCCGGTACGTTTGAGTCTACAAGCGCTCAAACCAAAAATTACTCTTCCGCTCTCAATGACGCGGCGAATGCCAAAAAGAACTTTCAATACAACCTGAGAAACATCGGTTATCAGGTTCAGGATTTCTCTACGCAGGTTGCCGCGGGAACTTCTGCTGCACAAGCCCTCTCTCAACAGTTACCGCAATTGCTTAGTGGATTCGGCACGATGGGTGTGGTGCTGGGCGCTCTTGCTGCTGTCGGGATTCCGCTTGTTGTTGCTGGCTTCCAGCTGTTAAACAAAGATGTAAAAACGTTAGAGGATTCAACTAAAGACACAACTTCGGCGGCAGAGGCTTTTGCTGCTGCTAACAATAAAGCAGGCTTATCTTTAAAAGAAATCTCGGAGTCCTACCATAAAGACGCAGCCCCAGCTTTACAAAACTTATATAAGCAACTTAAAGATATAACGCAGCTTCAGCTGGATTTAGAGTTTAAAAAGCTAGCCAAATCGCTGACCAACGAATTTACATCGTCATTCAGACAGGGATTATTGGGTTTGGCAGCGCAGGACCCATCGGTTGTTTTGTCTATCCCTGTAGAGAGGCTAAAGAAAGAGCTTCAATTATCTACTGATGAAGCTAAAGAACTGTATTTGGGGTTAAAAGAAGTAGGCGAGGGAAAGCAGTCTTTTACAGCTATTGCTGATATTGTTGAAAAGTTAAATTTGTCGCAAAGACAACTAACTGAAGAAGGGCTTAAATACGTTGAGACGTTGACGCAGTTCTCAATAAAAAGCAAAGAACTTTCCGCCGCAAAAACAGATAGTCAAAAAAAAGAAGAAAGAGAGGCCGAGAAACTTGCAAAGGCACAAGAAGATCGTGCCAAAGCCTACATAGAAAGTTTAGACGCTCAGATTAGAAAGCTCAGAGAAGGCGAGGAAGCTGCGCTAATGTTTGAGGCCGCTAAGTACGGCGGTGAAGCATCTAAAAAAGCAGAGACCTTGATAGGACTTAAAGCAGGCAAAACAGTCGCTGAGGATGTGACTAAGCCTAACTTTCTTGACGCGTTTCTTCCTACTAAGGAACAAATGCAGACTATTTTTGATGAGCTAAAAGGCTTTGTAAAAGAGGAGTCAAAAGACTTTGCCCTTAGTTTTCAGGCACCTGCTGGAGATACGCCATCAAAACTAATGGGTGAAAGCTGGGAGTCGCTTGTACAAGCCGCAGAGAAAATTAAGCAAACAATAGATCCCTTAAGAGCCTTAGAAAAAGAAGTCGAGACGTTAGACAAGTTATTTTATTCGGGCCTGTTAAATCAAAAAGAGTATCTGAAGGCAGTGGATCTTGCGTTTGAAAACTTTACTAAAAAACACGATCCGCTTAAAGAACTACTAGAAGATCTAAGAGATGGCTTTAAGAGCTTAGGCGCAGAAATTGTCGATGCCTTTATGAAAGGAAGCTCGGCCGCTCAGGCGTTTAAGAATATTGCCCAAAGTCTGTTCCAGCGATTCGCTACCAAAGCACTCAATCGCTTTATTGATGCAATGATTCCCGGCGGCTCATCGTTCGCAGGACTGTTTAGAGCAGAAGGTGGCCCTGTAGCAAGTGGCCGTCCTTATATCGTTGGAGAACAAGGCCCCGAGTTATTTGTACCTAAAGCAAGCGGAACGATCGTCCCTAACGGCGGATTCTCTGGCGGCGGGACTGTCGTCAACTACAACATACAAGCGATCGACGTAAAGTCTTTTGAGGATCGGATTATGGGCAGCAACCGAGCGGTATGGGCAGCTAATGCCTACGCTCAAAAATCACTATCACCTAGAGGCCGGGCATGAGCTTCCAGACCATCTTAAACATCTCCCAGTCCATCACGGTTAATAACCGTCGAATGGTTGGTCAGCAATACTCACGCTCCGGGCAAGTCAGGACAGCGCAGTATGTAACTTCGGTTCCGTGGGTGTTCACGGTTCGCCCTCATTCTTATCTTTACTATCCGCAGGTAAGAGATGTTATCCAGACGATTGACAACCTAGATAGACAGACCGCAGCGACAATCACATTTAACACTACGAATCTTCAGTGGTTCACAGAGTACAAAGGTGGCCTTACATCTGTACAGGCTGCGGCTCTTACCCTTGCAAGCGTTCCTGCGCCTAACGCGACAACGATTTCTGTCGGTAATCTTCCCGCTGTCTCAGCGTCTACAGTCGTCTTTGCTGCTGGCGACTTCCTCCAGATAGGCAACTATCCCTACAAGGTCACCACAGAGGTGCTGAGAGGCTCAGGATCGACCGTTAGCGTGACATTACATCGTCCGGTGATAGGAACACCCTCTACGGGCACATTAACGGCTGTAGGGGCTTCCTGCACGTTCTCTGTGGTTGCGGAGTCTTGTCCTATTTACACGTTAAACCCGATGACTAACGGCGCTTTCGTAGAGTGGAATTCAGACTTTGTCTTTAGGGAGAACGTCCAGTGAGTACGCCAATGACAGCGCTAAATAGCGCAAGCATTACTCACGGTGAATTTGTAAAACTTACGACATCGACAACAACTTACGCATTTTGTAACGCTGCTGCTCCTATTACGGTTGGCGGCACGACGTTCTCAAATCTGGGAAGTCTCTTGTCTGTTGGTGCAGTCAATCGAGAAATCAAGGCCACATCAATTGATATGGTGATCGGTCTTATAGGCATTGACCCGACGAACGTATCATTGGTCTTAGGATCAAACATCAAGGGCTCGACTATCGAGATCTGGCGAGGATTCTTTGACTCCAACTACCAGATCATCACAAGCCCTAGCACGCAGTTCTTCAAGCGTTATCAGGGGATTGTTTCCAACATCAGCCTGACTGAGGACTGGAACGAGCAACTAAGAAGCAGAACGGTTACAGCGTCGATCTCTTGCGCTTCTTTCCGGGCCATTCTGGAAAACAGAATTGCAGGCATTCGCACGAACGTAAATAGCTGGCAACAACAATATTCGGGCGATACAAGCATGAGTCGAGTTGCGGCGATTGCTGGACAGTATTTTGACTTTGGTGCTCCACCGCAATCTGGATCTCAATCAGCACCGGGATCGGATGTGGTTGTTGGTGTAGAGACGGATATTCAACGCAAATTAGATACGGACCTTACCTCACGATGAGATACGCGACAAAATACGATCTGCCTCACTTCATTGAGATGATGAAGGCTTATGCAAAAGAAGCCGGTATCAAGGCGCTACAAGAAAATCAGAACATAGATCAGGTTAAAAATCTATTCGATCAAATGATTAACGGTCGAGGATTTGTTCTTGTTGATGACAATCTTCGCGGGTTTTTAGCGGCTTATGTTGGCAGGAACTTTTGGAACCGCCACATAAGAGAGCTTCACGAGGTGGCGTGGTGGGTCATGCCAGAGTACAGAAATACAAGTATCGGCGGGAGATTGTGGTTAAGGTTTAATCAACTCGCTCAATACATGCTAGATCAAAAACGTGTGGACATTGTATGCACAAGCCTGATGCCATCTAGCCCGGAAATAGACTATACGAAGTATAAATTCAAGCCCTTGCAAGCGACCTTCTTTCGAGAGTAGATCATGCCAGCATCAATTGTCTTAAGCGCAGTTTATGGATCAATGGCCGCTGCCGGAGCTGCATTAGGATCTATTGGTCTTGCAGCTGCGACCTTTGCAATCAACTTTGCGGTTTCCTTTGTCGTTACTCGAGCTTTTGGTAACAAGCCCTCGCAGGCTCAGGATATGGGCGCTAGGCAGCAAATGCCTCCTGCTAACAGTAATTCCATTCCTGTCGTTTATGGCAGTGCGTGGCTAGGCGGAACCTTTGTCGATGCGGTGCTGACAACCGATCAAAAGACGATGTACTACGTCATAGCCATAAGTTCTATATCGTCGGATGCGTCCGCAACCTTTACTTATGACACGCAAAAGTTTTACTACGGTGATCGCTTAATCACGTTTGATAATGTAGATCAGACTAAAGTAGTATCCCTTACCGATGGTGCAAGTAATGTCGATGACAAGATCTCGGGCAATCTGTACATCAGTCTTTACACATCTACGAATGCTGGCGTTATTACTCCTGTAAACGGAACCGCACCTAATGTAACGATGGGCGGATCTGAGATCCCCGCATCTCTTCGCTGGCCTGCATCTGGCCGTCAGATGAACGGATTAGCGTTTGCAATCGTCAAGCTGAATTACAACGCTGACGCAGGCACGACAGGCCTACAGCCCATAACGTTTTACTGCACACACCTTCCTAAAGGCGGATCTGTTTGTAAACCCGGAGATGCGTGGTACGACTACATGACAGACGAGCGTTACGGCGCAGGCATGACTGGTCTCGTGGATTCTACGAGTGCGACAGCTCTTAACACTTACTCGGATCAGACCATTACCTATACGCCTTCTGGCGGCGGATCGGCCACACAAGCCCGATACAGAATTAACGGGGTCATAGACACGGGAAGGCCGGTATTAGATAACGTTGAGAAGATGCTGGAGTGCTCCGATAGTTGGATGGCTTACAACGCCGCTTCTGGGCTGTGGTCGATCATTATCAACAAGGCCGATAGTTCTACATTCTCGTTCAATGACTCAAACTTGATCGGTGAGGTCAGAGTCTCTGCGATCGACATTAATCAGCAGATCAATCAGATACAAATTGAGTTCCCATCTAAAGACAATCGGGATCAGCCCGATATGGTGTTTCTTGAGACACCTGCGGGCCTAAGGTATCCCAACGAACCTGATAACAGACAAACAACCAGCCTAGACTTTTGCAACAACTCTGTGCAAGCCCAGTACCTCGGTAATAGAAGGCTAGAGCAGGCACGAGAAGATCTCATCGTCACCATTACCTCGACATATCCGGGCATACAAGTCGATGCTGGTGATGTGGTTGACATTACAAACGCAGACTACGGATGGACAAACAAGCTCTTCCGAGTCATGAAGGTGTCCGAGGCTACGGTAGATGACGGGAACTTAGGAGCCACATTAGAACTATCCGAGTACAACGCTGACGTTTATAACGACTCAAGCATTACAGCGTTTGCTCCTGCGCCTAACTCTAGCCTGCCGTCCCCGACTTACTTCTCGAGTCTGAATGCTCCGGTCTTAGGCGATCTTGCACCTTCTGCTGCACCTCCGACATTCTCGGCCACTTGCACAATGCCAACTGTAGGCCGAGTCACTACCGTCACATTGTTCTACACGAGTTCTTCGACTCCTGCTGCAACAGACTGGAAAGTCATTAGCTCTCAAATCCTGAGCAACGGATCGACGTTTGCAAACTCAAGCGCTGTTAAGTTTGAGAATCTGCAAATAGCTGGTGGAACGTGGTACTTCGCCTTTTCTGTCTCTAACGAGTCGGCTAAGAGCGCACTGTCGGCCACGAGCTCAGCATTTGTGTGGTCGCCTACAGGAATGGCAGGCCCTACGGGGCCACAGGGACCTACAGGAAGTCAGGGTCCAACGGGAGATCAGGGCCCCACAGGAAGTCAGGGACCGACGGGAAGTTCGGGGCCGACAGGCGGATCTGGGCTTATAGGCATCGCCTTTATTAACGCTTATCTTGTTCAGTCACAAACCGCATCCACACCTTCTTTCTCAACACCGACATCTGGCTCTGCGGTTCCTGCTGGATGGTCGTC